TATCTGCAGAACAGTTCAGGGTTCTCAGGGAACTGGACGATGATAATCCTGACACCAACAAGATACTAGAGGCTGTTTTGGTATGGGGTAAAGGTGGCGGTAAGGACTGGATTTCTGCTATATTTATATCACGCAGAGTGTATAAGCTATTATGTAGAGCCAATCCTCAAGCGTTTTACAGACTGCCACAAGGTGAACCCATAGATATTTTAAATGTTGCTGTTTCAGCAGAACAAGCAAATTCCGTATTCTTTACGAAATTAACCAACATAATAAAACACGCAGGTAAAAAGACATTCATTGAGTTTGGTTTCGATCCTATTAAAGACATCAAGGCCAATAAGATAGTTTTCCCGAAAGAAATAAGAGTCTTCTCAGGTCACTCAGAACAAGAGTCAATGGAAGGTAAAAACTTATTTGCCGCAATAATGGACGAAGCGGCTGCTTTCAAAACAGAATCTGAACTGAAAGGCAAAGGCCCTAGAGCTAAAAGAAGCGCTAAAGCTCTATATGATTCTTTGTCTTCCTCTATCAGGTCTCGTTTTCCTAAAGTTGGCAAACTAGTAATAATCTCATATCCTAGGTTTACTAATGACTTCATACTACAAAGATATGATGCCTGTAAAAACAAGCCTGATGCTTTAATTAGTTTTGGAGCTACATGGGACATTAATCCTCTTGTTAAAAGAGAAGATTTTACTAAAGATTACAGAGACAATCCCGAACAGTCTAAATCAATGTATGAGTGCGTTCCCCCTAAGGCTAAAGAGCCGTTCATACGAGAGCAAGAGAAAGTAGACTTAATAATAGACAGGACGGTAAGAACGCCTTACGATATGTGGGGGCAATACTTTCCTGAGTTCAGAGGCAAGCCATTCTCTTATTCAATAGGGATAGATTTATCATTAACGGGCGACTCTACCGGATTCGCTCTATTGCATAAAGAGAAAAGACAGGACAAAGACATTGTTGTTATCGACCTGTTAAAGAAATGGACTGCCGAGCCCGGCAGAGAAATAGACTTGGAAGAGATCAGAAGGGAAATTGTATTTTTAAGGTCCAGGGGGTTCAATATAGCCTCTATATTATTCGATCAATTTCAATCTGCTCACATGATCCAGGAACTCAAGAAACAAGGTTTCAACGTAGACACCCAGTCTATAGAGAGAAACTTGGACATATGGAATTCGGTCAAGGCCTTGATTTATAACGGTGAACTGAAAATATACGACAGCGAAATTTCTTACGAGCTAATCGAGGAACTGAAAGGGCTCAGCCTGATAGCCGGCAATAGAGTAGACCACATAGGGGATTTTAGTGCTAAGGATTTATCTGATGCAGTTGTAAGAGCAGTTCACGGATTGGTTCAAACGCAAGGCAACGATTTTTCATGGAAAGTTATGTGAGGAGTTAAAATGGAGCAAATAAATCTTTTTAAAGTGTTCATGGCCGAATCCGTTATAGACGAGTTAAAGCAGGTTTTATACTCTGGATTCATAGGCGAAGGCAAGAAAGTAGTTGAATTTGAAAAACAAATATCCGAAAAATTCAGCACTCCTTACGCTTTGGCGGTTAACAGCGGCACATCAGCCTTACATTTAGCGTATCAGATTATAGCCAATTATGATGAAAACTCGGAGTTTATAGTAAGTCCTCAAACATGCTCGGCCACTCTTACACCTATTATTGCCAATAGATGCAAGATTGTTTGGGCAGATATTGACCCTATTTCCGGTAATATAGACCCTATGGATATTGAAAGAAAAATCACTCCGAAGACCAAGGCAATCATAATGGTGCACTGGGGCGGCAATCCTTGCAATATAAAAAAAATAAATGAAATAGCCAAAAAATATAACATTAAAACAGTGGAAGACGCGGCTCACTCATTAGGTACTAAATATGATGGACAGTATTTGGGTAAGTTCTCTGATTTTACAATGTTTTCTTTACAGGCCATAAAGCATATTACAAGCGTAGACGGCGGAATATTGTGCTGTAAGGATAAAGATAATTATGACAGAACTAAATTATTGCGTTGGTATGGAATTGATAGGTCAGAAAATAGACAGGTCAAAGACTTAAGATGCGAATTGGACCTAAAAGAATGCGGCCACAAGTTCCATATGAACGATGTAAACGCGACTGTAGGCATAGAGAATTTAAAGCATTTAGACACAACGGTCGCGGCCCACAAAGCTAACGCTGAATTTTATAATGAAGCATTTAAAGACAAGATTCAATATGCTAAGCCAGAAGAAAACGTAGAGTGTTCTTATTGGCTTTATACTATTCATGTTAACAATAGAGATGAGCTGATGGAGAAACTAAAAGAGAACAACATAATGTCTTCTAAGGTTCACGCCAGAAACGATGTTCACAGCTGCTTTAGCCGATTCAACAAGATACTGCCAAACGTAGATTTATTCAACAAAACTCATCTATGCATTCCGGTTCACTGGGGAATAACCCACGAACAAAGAGAATATGTGGCAGAACAAGTCTTAAAATATGCGAGATGAGCATGAAGATAAACTATTTTTGTAAAGTATACAACGAAGAAAGAATCTTACCGTATGTATTTAGGCATTATGACCAATTTGTAGACCACTACTTTATTTGGAATCACGCGTCAACGGATAAGACTAGAGAACTATTAGCTAAAAATCCAAAAGTTACCATAATCGATCTGTCTGCAGGACTATTTGACGACACAGAAAATATGAATATAAAGAATAGCGGCTGGCAGCAATATGCCAAAGATTGCGACTGGGTCATCATTTGCGATTTTGACGAGTTTTTATATCACCCAGATTTGCTCAATATACTAGAAAAATACAAAACTGAAGGAATCACTTTTCCTTATATAGACGGTTATCAAATGTTCGCCGAAGAGTTCCCCAAAACAGACAAGCAGATTTATGATGTCGTTAAGACTGGTAAAAAGGCTTCAAACTATTGCAAACATATGATATTCAATCCTAGCGTATCTCCTAACTATTATTACGGAGCGCACCAAGCTTTTCCAACGGGGCTTAATGTAAAATACAGTGCCAGCGCCGAATTGAAGCTTTTGCATTATAAAATTTTTGGAGAAAGCTTTGTTAATGAAATGATGCAGAGAAATGATAGATTAAGCCCAAAGAACAAGTCTCTAGGACAAGGGGCATACAGTTTAAATCCCGGTTGTTTGTTTAATCCAAAAACTGAATATGAATTGTTAAAAAAAGAGGCAGTGCAGATAATATGAAAATTGTTTCAAAGATAAAGTTACTGTTGAATTGGAAACACCCTAAAAAAACCTATTCATTTTTACCCAACCTAGAATACGATCTATCAGAAGATATAGCCAATTATTTGTTATGTGCATATAAGGATAAATTTGTAAAGACTATTGAAATAAAACAAAAAAAAGAAGAATCACTTTTTCTTAGAAAAAATTACGTAAAGCCTACGATAAACAACAAAGAGATTTTATGGACAGTAGGAATAGTCAACTACAAAAGTCTAGATTTTATAAAGCACCAATTGAAGATTTTGCACAACTTTAATTCTTTGCCGTTTAAATTGATTATTGTAGATAATTCCATTCCTTCAGAGAAAAAGCAGTTAATGGAAATGTGCAGCGAGTATAACGATGTTACAGTTGTAACAAACAAACCCAAGCAAAATGAGACCAGCAATCAACATTCTGAGGGCTTAGAGATAATTTTAAGCCTTACAAACACCAAGTACTTATTAGTAAACGACCCAGATTTTTTCTGGGTTCAAAAAGAATATTTATACACTCTTCAAAAATTGCTAGAAGAGGGATATGTTTGCGTCGGGGCTCCTTTTTACAGAGCAACGTTCACTAAAAATGACACGCCTGCTGTTTGGGGATGCGCTTATCAAACAAGAATTTTAGAAAAAGGCATTTTTGAAACTTTTAAGGGTTGTTCACATGATGATATTCATAGACTGTTAACAGAAGGCAAAGATACGGCCTGGAGATTAAGAGAAAAATATCTAAACGAGAATCTAAGAACATTTTCATTTGAGGATCATTTAGGCATCACACTTGATAATGACTTTTCTGCGAATATAAAACATTTTTCAGACGCCACTGTAAAAGACATTCACGAGTACAGATATAATGGAAAAATAATAGCTTATCATTTATATCACGCCTGTCATGACGACCCAGACCCATGGCCGTCTAAATCCAAAAGAAGAAAAACAATAGTGCCTGCAGAATGGCAGGACATAAGAAAGCAGTATTCAAATTTCTTTTATAACGTTATTTGTAAAGAAATAGAGATAAGACCGCTTAGAATACACTTGCATTTTCTTTGCAAAAATGAAGAAGACGTGCTGCCTTTCTTTTTCAGGCATTATGACCAATTCGTAACGCAATATTTTTGCCACTTCAATATTCACTCTACTGATAAAAGCTTAGAAATATTAAAAAACAAAAAGAGCTTAAAGATTATAGAATACAATAATAAGCTAATTGACGACAGGCTTTATTTAAACATCAAGAACTACATATGGAAGGAATATTCAACAAGAGATAACTGCGACTGGGTTATTATATGCGACGCAGATGAATTTCTATACCATCCAAATATATTGAATTTACTAAACAGATATGATAACGCGGGAGTGGATATTCCTAAAATTAGGGGTTATCAAATGTTCGCTGAAGAGTTCCCGATTGACGATAAACAAAGTCAGATTTATAAATTAGTCAACAAAGGAGTTTATGCTCCAAGCTATAACAAATACATTTTGATGAAGCCGCACATATTCCCAGAATACGCGTACGGATGCCATTCCCTTTCTCCTTGCTCCATCAAACTAATAAAATTTAGCGATGATTACCATATTGATAATACAGAAAAAGCGGAATTAAAATTATTTCATTATGCTGTTTTTGGAGAAAAATTTGTGAAAGACATGATGAACAGAAACAATAAATTGAGCGAATTAAACAAGGCGATAGGGTTGGGTGTTTATTCTTTAGAACCTGGTACAAAATTTAATCCACAAAAAATATATGAGGATATAAAAAAGAATTGTGCACAAATTATATGATTTTAGAAGAAGAAATAAAAAATAAGGCTTTAAAATTAAAATTAGAAAGAATTAATGAATTAAATCAGTGGTGGGAATATAGAAAAAAGTTTTTAAGTAATCTTCAAAATAAAAATCTAATAAATTTTTTAAATTGGAAAGAATGTACAGATGCATTTGTGGTTACATATGAACCAACGATGAGAATTGAATTTGACTCATTAGATAAAAACTATTGGTCAGAAATTATAAAAGAATCAAACACAGGAACTCCGTTGTTAGCTTCTTTTGCTCCATATACGAGTCCGAACATGATTCATTATGCATATCATGTAGATGTTTTTCAAAAAAAATATGATAAAAAAATAATAGATTATAACACTATTATTGAATTTGGTGGTGGATATGGAGGAATGTGTCGTTTAATTAGAAAGATGGGATTCAAAGGCAAATATATTCTTTATGATTTGCCTGAATTAAATTTATTACAAGAGTATTATTTAATAAAAGAAAATTGTATGGAAAATACTGTTATTACAAATAATTTTTCTATTTTTAATGATAAATATGATTTATTAATTGCAACATGGAGTTTAAGTGAAATACCCCTTTCGATAAGAGAAAAAGTAGCACAGAGCGCCAAAAATTTTATAATGGCCTCTCAATTTGAATTTGCTGGAATAGATAATATAAAATACTTTAATTCATTGAAACTAGATGTGTTTAATATTGAGCATTTGCCTGGTAATTTTTACATTATGGGAGTAAATAAATGAGAGTGCACGTGCATTCGGTTATTAGAAACGAGGAAGTAATGCTTCCATATTTTTTAAGACACTATGAAACATTCTGCGAAAAGATTTTTTTAAGAATACAGCCATCTACAGACAATACTTTAAATATCGCTAAAGCTCATCCAAAAGTAATTATTATTGACTATAAAACCGAGTTTTCAGGCACTGAAGACATGTATCACATTATGGACATGATGGAAGTAAGAAATAATGATTGGAAGAAATATTCAACT